TTTCTCTACGTTGTTTACTAGGTAAATATTTTGCGTATTTGTTATAAACAACAATGTCTGATAAAATTTCCTGTGATATATTCATTGTTTTTTTATGTTTTTATGAAGTTAAAAAAAGGGGTAAAAACCCTGTGTGGAGATACGTACAATATATACATTTAAAAACCACTAAATTCCAAAAAAGTCTTCAGAAGAATTTCGCAATCTTCTTCGCTCGGCAGGCGAAAGTTCTCCCTGTGGAGTTGGACCATTTCTTTGTGAATTTCTTTCATTAATTTCTATTTTTCCTATTGAAGTATCAATGGTAGAATTAAAAGTCATACCATCTGCTCCATATCTATTTTTCATTACATGCCATCTTCCTGTTCCATTTTCTTTATCTTCATGGCTTCTAGATAAAGACATTGCAAAATCAGTAATCATCATTTTACTATAACTTTCAGCCATTCTATCTCCTTGTATAATTTCTTCTCTTGCTCCTGATCTATTTACTTGTGATGCTGTCCATATTGGTATTTTCATTTCAGTAGCTAAACCTCTTAAACCAGTATATATGTCATCTAATTTATCTCTTTTTTCTTTACTTGTTTTAGAATTTAATAAATCAGCATAATCAATAATTATTAAATCAGGTTCAATATTTTGTTGTATACATTTTTCTAAATGTGCATGTATAGTGTTTACTGTTGCTTGTCCTGCAGGATATTCTCTTATATATAACCCCCCTCTTAGAGCACCTAATCTTTCTTTTACAATTTCTTTACTATTTGTAATTTCACTTACAGAAACTTCTGTAAAACAAGCATCATATCTTCTACCAACATATTTTTCACTTAATTCTAAAGTATAATGTATAACAGTATATCCTAATTTAACTGCTTGTGCTCCTAAAGCAACTAAAGCCCATGATTTACCTCCACCAGGACCTCCTGCTATCATTCCTAAATCTCCTTGTCCTAAACCACCACAAAGTAATCTATTAATTAAAGGCCAAGGGGTTTCTATTGTACTTCTAGCTTCTTCTCTAAATCGATCTTCTACTTCAGTTATATATTCATGACCAATATCTCTTTCTACACCTGCTTTTAATGCTTTATCTATTAAATTTCTAATATCATCATAATCTCCTAATTCTAAAAGATCAACTGATTTCATTAAAGCATTTTTTAATGTTTGATTTTTACAAAAATCTAAAAATGTATTTTTTACAAAATCTAAATCTTCTGATTTAGATGATTTATAAGCTTGTTTAAGTAAATCTTTTACAGCTACACCTTGTACTTCATTTATTACTTTATCTACTTCAACTTTAAAAACTTCCATAGTAGGAATAGTTTTATACTTGTTATAATAACCTAAAGTTTTTTTAATAATCCATTTGCTAGCATCATTATCAAAATAATCAGGAGAAACTATGTCTGCTGACTGTTGTAAAAAATCTCTATCTGTTATTAAGGTAGATAATACTTTTACTTGAAATGAATGTCCAAATTGGGTTAATTTACTCATGTGTTGCTTTTGCGTAACTATTTAATTTTGTAAAATGTTGTTTTAACCAAATGTCAGGTATATCAATAGCATTACCCATTTGATCATCTGTGTACATTGTATTAAAGCTATTTGAGGAAAGCAAATTTATTGGTGCTTCTATTAATCTTGTTATTTGTAATTTTAATTCTCCTGATATAGGAGGATTTTTTAAATCCATTAAAGTTTCATTTAAAATTAATTGATTTTTAGATTCAACAATTCTTTTATGCATAGGTTCTGTTCCCTTTGAAGCATAATCTAAAATAAAATCAATATTAAGTGGTTTTGAAGAAATATCAGGTAATATTTTAGGTAATTTTTTAGGACCTAATCCTTTTACTCCTTCAAGATTATCAGATTTATCTCCCATAAGAATTTTATACATTAAAAAATTATGAGCTGGTACACCATAATCTTCTAAAACTTTTTCAGGTGTATAAAAGATTTTTTTAATAGGACTCCATACTGTAACTCTATCATTAACTAATTGTAAAAAGTCTTGATCTGCAGACATTATTATTACTTCATTTTTTAATAAATTATTAGTAATATAAGCTATAGTGTCATCTGCTTCTATTCTATCTATTGATAAAACATTTATAGGTAATGTGTCTAAATACTCTAACAAACGAGAAAATTGTATTTTCATTGCTTGTTTTTCTTCTTCTACATTTTTAAAGGCATCCCAACGAGTTATTCTTTTACCAGGTTTTCTATTACCTTTATAGTTAGGATGAAGTTTTCTACGTCTTTGAGAACCTCCTGCTCCATCATAGACTACTATTAGTCTAGTTGGATTAGTTTCTCTTATAGCATAAGCTACAGACTTTAGAAAACCCATCATCCCTCCTATTGGTACACCTCTATCATTAAGCATACCATTTACTGCAAATGTTCTTAGATAGAGGTTTAAACCATCAATTATTAATACTCTAGAATTAGGATTTGACGTATCATCTTTCTGAACGTTGTTTAATAGGTCTAATATTGTTTCTCCCATTATAAACCATTTTCATCAATTTCAATGTCAGGATCCATTTCTTGAGCATCTTCATGTTGATATTTCATAACATATTTTTCACAAGTATCTCTATACATAGCTTCTTTTATGTTTGGATTTGTTTCACATAATGTTTGTAAATCTTTACCTGAAAATGTGATTTCTTCTCCTGTTTCTTTATCAACATATTTACAAACAGGACCTGATTGTTTAACTACTTTATAATTTTTCATTAATTTCAACCAACCACCATAATTGTCTATACCTTGTCTATAAAAAACATTGTATCGAATTTTTCTATTAGGTGGACCCATCCTGTTTTTAACTACAGCTACTTCTACTTCAGACCCTACAATTTCTTCTACTCCGTTTATTTTTTCTTTAAGTTTTCCAACTTGTTTTAAACGTAACCTAACGGAAGCATGAAATTGTAACGCTTTACCCCCTGAAGTAGTATATTGATCAGCAAAAGGCATTGCACCCATTTTTTGTCTAAGTTGATTAGTAAACACTAAAAGTATTTTTTCTTTACCTATTAAGTTGGTAATTTTACGCATTGCCTTAGATAAAATAATTGCTTTTTGTGTTGCATAACCATCTTTTTCAAAATCAGCTGCTGATTCAATTTTAGTAGTAGCTGCTGCTACAGAATCAACTACAATAGTAATTAATTTATTTTGGTTTTTTTCTCTTACTTTAAGAATAACATCCTCGATGGCATCGAATATATCTTCTACTGTTTCGAGAGGTAAATAAACCATTTTTTCTAAATCAACTCCTATTGCTTCTAAAAACTGTGCGTTTAAAGATGATTCTGTATCAATATATACTGCTATACCGTCTTTCTTTTGGGTATTAGCTATAATGTGAGATGCTAACAGGGATTTACCACTCTGCTCTAGGCCAGTAATTTCTACAATCTTAGAAACGGGGAATCCCCCATTCGGGCGATTTGAGATGGCAAGATCTAAAACTGTAGAACCCGTAGAAACCCAATCGGGGACATCTGTTGGTGAGTCTTCACTGCCGTCTAGGAAATAAGCTACTCTATGGTGGGTCTTACTAAACTTCTTGTTTAAAGAAGCGGCAAGTATCCCTGTTAATTCATCTCTATTTGTATCTTCTTTTTTCTTTGCCATTAATCAAATAATTCATCAAGTTTATTATCAATAGTTTGTTTAGCTTTAGAAGGTGCTTCTACTTTTTCAGTTTCTTTACCTCCATCTTTATCAGCTGGTTTTAACCATCCTTGTAGTTCTTCTTTCATTTCATCAAATGTATATTTCTTAAATAAAGAAACCAAATCTTTTTGATTATCTAAAAGTGATTCTACTGTTTTAGCGTCGTCTGCTAAAGCTGTTTGGTTAGGTTTAACTCTTACAGTTGTAGTGTTAAACATTTTACCAGTTTCTTTAGCTGGGATTACTTCTACATTAATATCACGACCTTTAGAAACGTCTGTAATATCACCATAATCTTCATCCGACATAACGCCTAATAATTCTTGATAAACCATTTTACCAAATTCCCAAAATCTGACTCCTTTATCTTCTTCTCCACGTACTACTACAGGAGCAAAAATTCTAAGTTTAGGATATAATTTTTTAGCTAAATCCATATTATCTTTTTCACCTGTTTTTCTTAATTGTGTAGCAAATTCCATAATGGGGTCTGATTCTTCAAAATTTGTTAATGCAATCATTCTTGGTTTCCCAATACCAAAATAAAAATACAATTCACTAAATGGGAAGTCCTTATTATGTTTATAAGGTACTAATCTAATTTGAGATTTCTCTCCTACTGGTGCCTTCCAAAAGTTAGCTTTAAAATCACTACTTTTGCCCCCACCGGGGTTATTTAATCTGTCTAAACGACTTTTAATTTTATTTAAATCCATACGATTCTTATTTAATATATTTATATAATAATTCTATACTTTACACATTGTATAAAGTCTCTTTTAATAAACCAAATTTTTTATTAAGAAAGATTAATGATTTCTTTAATCTTAGTGTCTATTTTTTTATAACCATCTGCTTGTACCAATAAAATACAATTTTTATAATCATTCCAATTTATAGAATATGATTTATCTAAAACCCCATTATTTAAACTCTTTATTAACTCATTTAAAGCATTTATAGTATAAAGAGTATTTGTTTGTTTTTTGCGGTGAACTAAAATTGTATTACCAATTGCAAATTCACCATTTGAATTACCCAAATCAACGTTATATGTAAGCATAATTTTATCTCCATCTAAGCTTTCTAAAACAAATATTTTATCAAATAAAACTTTATAAGAAGATTGTATTTTACTACAAGTTTCTTTAATTTCGTTAAGTTCAACGAATGTACAATATAAACGATTATTCATAAATCATTGGGTTGTTCTGTGTATAAATATTAAACTTTACACAAAGCACCATAATGTTTACCTCTTTTTATGCTTATTGGGAAATCAGACATAACTATATTTTTTAATATACCAAAAATAACATCATATTCATCCTCACAAAAATCAAAAACAAACGCATCATAATTATATAAAACTACATTAGTTTTATAATCTTTTAAAAATCCATTTATAGTTTTTAATATTTCAAAGTTATGACCTGTTTCTTTAGCTTGTATTAAATAATTAAACAATTGATATTTTGTTATGTCAGGAAAATTTTCTTTAGTAATTTTTCTAAATAAACCATTTACTACAAAACCATCTTTTTGAAATTTATCCCATTGTTTGTCTGTATAATCTTGTATACCTCTAAAGAAGGGATGATGTAAATACTGTGTAAATACACCTCCGTATATTTGTTTAAATGTTAAAACTTTACTTTCTTTATATTGTTCAGGTGTAGGTTCAACACCTGTAATGTGAGTTGCAAAATATACTTTAGCTAATTCATTGTAAGGATAATCTTTAAAGTTATATCCTATCATTTTTGCTATTAAATGAGGATGAAAACTATCATAATCCATTTCTACGAAGTAATCATTTTTAGGTGTAAAACAATCGCGTTCTCCATTGTCATGTTTTAATCCTACAAAATTTATTCCATTAAAATTATTTACAGGTCGTCCTGTTGTTGTGTATGGATTATACCATCCGTATATATTATTATTTTGTATAGAATGCCTTTTATAT